CACGCCGTCAGAAAACATGATCGTTTTCCTCGAGACTAGCTCATTAAGATTCAGAGCTATGCGTCGCCACAAAACCCTTCCTCTCTCACTACCATCCAATAATTGAAACCTAGCTTCAACATCAGCTTCCATCAACCAATCCTGGACATGCCAATCCCATCCTGATTGATCCGTAGATACTATCCTTCTACCGAACTGTTTTAACTGTTCTTTAAGGAGGAAAGCACCCACAGGCGTGAATGGGGTCCCAGGTCGGGACGGGATTGTAGAAGAAGCGTGAGCTTCTTCAATCTCTGCTGCATTTTGGGGCCCAAATATAATGCGCTCTAAGAGCGTCATTTGTATGGGACTCGAATACACGAGACGTTGACGGCCTTCCTTGATCTTGTCTACTGTGTGCAGTTCTCCTTTTACAAATACTTTGTACACAATTCCAGTCTTCATGAAAAGCTCAGCTGTTGTTAGAGTGGTTAGATCTTCAGTAGCCATCATCTTAAGAAGAGCACGAGTCTCCTCCTTCAATTCGTGATACATATTATCTGCCATCAATTGATTGGTGTTATTACCAAGTTCCCAGATTGCTCCAGGGGATTTCTTTGGATCCATCTCTGAGAAGGCACGAAAGAAGTCATGGTCAAAAGCACCATCCTCGTGATCTGTTCCTATAGATTCAACAGAGCATGGCACACTCGTCCTTGGGTAGAGTTTTGCAACTCTACTTATGTTCGCTTGTGACACACGGTGTTGAACGGGATCAAACCGTTGATTCTGGAGCTCGAAAGACTGTTTCTCAGCCCTATGGCCAGTTGGGGGGTGCATCATTGCTGGTGCATACTCATTACTGATCACAGTGCCTTTAAACTTGTCTGGAACTTTGACTTCCTTAGCCTCCTTAGAGGGGCGAAAATTCACTTCCGCCCTACCAAGGAACTGCCACCCTACAGGCGTTTCTGCAAAGCCTGGAGCGTCAGCGTCAGCGTCCCAAGTAACTCCTTCAACTCTAACTCCTGTGGTTTGATGCACGATTGTTGTACCGAGGGGGTTGCTTGTGTCGCTTCGGCAGGCACTCCATTCTTCTTCTTGCCCTTCGAACGCTTCTTCTTCTTCTGAGTCTGTGAAG